AAAAGGGAAGGATTCCTTCTTAATCTAGTCAGTCAACGTGGTGGATCAGGCAAAACTACCCTGCTACACGCCATCAATTCAATCTACGGCAACCCCAAGCAGTTGATGCTATCTTATAAAGATACACATAACCATCGTATGCAACGGATGGGCACGATGCAGTCAATGACTCCTACGATTGACGAGTTAACTAACTTAGAAGTCAAGATCATGTCGAACCTTGTGTATGACATAACTTCCGGCAAGGGCAAGAACCGCATGAGCGGTAAGGCTAACGTCGAGCGGATTAACCTCACGACTTGGCAAATCCCGGTGGTTTCCTCATCTAACCGCCGTGTTAAAGACGCCCTGATGACCCTCAAATCCTTCCCCGATGCGGAACTGCTACGGATACTAGAGGACGAGATTCTGCCCGATACCCAAGACGATCCTACGTGGTCAAAGTCTCATTTTGGGCGAATCATTAGCAACTACGGGCACGCTATAGACCCCTACATTAAGTACGTAGCAAGCAACCTGCCTACGGTTATTGAACTACTGGGGCGCGTAAATAGGAAATTAGACCGCGCCGCGAACATCACGAACACCGAACGCTTTTGGTCAGCAGGTATTGCTATTGATATAACGGGGGGCATCATCGCTCGTAACTTGGGGCTGCATAACATCCCAATCGAACCCGTGTTTGACCATGCTGTAAACCTAGTTAACAACACCCGCAACAAGAATAACGAAGAGTTTTCAAGCGTGGCTGATTACCTTGGCGGCTTCCTACAGCGTCACTATCAGGATATTTTGGTCATAAATGGCAAGACCCACAGCCGGACGGGACTAGAGCAAGCACCGATCCGTGAACCCCGTGGCAAGGTGGTAGTCCGCTACGAACCGGATACAAAGATGCTGTTTGTGGTCAACAAGGAATGGCGGGATGACTGTGCCAAAACCTTTATGGGCTACGAGGACACCCTGAACCCCTACCGCAAGAGCAAGGCTTATATAGGTCTGAAGAAGAAACGGATGCTTGCAGGTACGGCAATGGGGGCATCTGATGGGGTTATGGCTTTGACATTTGATACATCGAAACTAGACTTTTTTGCTGAGGACGCGATTGTAAATGCAGATATTAAACCTGAAGGTGCAGATACCTTGGGAGTCGATTGAACCCGGTATGTCGTTTTTTATACCCTGCCTAGATACTGATAACGCTGTTAAGCAACTTACGTGGGAAGCGGGCCGGTTTAGGTATAGAGTTATCTGTAAACAAGTTATTGAAGGTGATAGATACGGGTTGCGCTGCTGGAGGGTTGAGTGATATTCTTGGGCCTCACTCTCCTATCCTCAGATAGGATTAACCCCCGGCTAAAACTCCCAGTCGGGGGTTTTTTTTAATACCCCGAAGCCTTTCTCATAAACGGCACGTTAAGTTCTTCTATCAGACTGTTTTCAACACGCTCTAGGTCTTCCAATACTTGTTTCTTGTCTGCACCGCTAATTTTTGGATCGTTGGATACAACTTTCTTAAGCGCCCGTATATTTTCAAACTGTTGATCTGTAGTACTTATCATACTACCTAGCGAATAGAGCATAAGATTCTTGTCTTTGTCTAGGTAATTAACAAGTTCCTCTATCTGCCCCCGAGCACGGAATGTATTAACGGTGCTAACTACCCGATCAATATCCTCACGAAAATTGTAGTACTGCTCTTTGTAACCACCCGGGATACGGTCATACATAAAAGTCTTAAATCCGGGCAACTCGTACAATCTTTTATCAATTCTATCTGCCGCTAATACGTTGGTTATGTCTAAAGCCGTACCCCCTGCAATACCCGTGTACCCACGGATAAGGTAGTCAAGTTTCATCGGAGAGTAATTTATTAGTCCCCCAAGCATTTTAGCCAGTTCAGAAGTGCTGTCGGTGTACTGCTGTGATGGTTCTACTTTCTCTAATCCACGTCCTACGATTTGAGATTGGGTAAAGAAAGAATAGTTAACCGCTACCTCAAGGCTTGGTTTAAGAAACTGCGGCGTCATGTTGGGCGTGGCAAAGGAATCTACTAAAGCCGAACCAATTGCTTTTCGTAAGGCTGTAGCATCCTCGGGGCGTGCAGTCCCCTGACTGGATATGTAATTCCACATACGCTCCGGCAGTACTTTAAACAAGAAGCCTACTTCAGGCGCAACCGGGATCTTATTTGGTGCCCACTCAGGTAAACCCGGAACGATAAAGTTCTTGTCTTTTTCGTAATCCCGTAGTCCTTGATATTCGTCGTCCCCACCAACTAGCATGGCGTAGACACTAGACAACGCCATCAATTTAACTCCGGTTTTCCAAAACAACATTGCCGCGAGTTTTTTCTCTTGGGCAGAAATACCACGCCCCGTCATGGATCGGTAGTAAACGTCCATACCCTGAATGTATGCGTTCATAAACGGAATAACCTGACGCAATACACCTATAAACTTATTCTTACCTTGGCGTTTAAAGTTAATAATTTCCTGTGCTCGATAACGGGCAAGCAACACGTCCCCATCAGGAAACTGGGCTGACTTAGTCTCTGCAAGAGTTTGCTCAAACACAGCCTTACGGGTAGCGGCGTCAGACGCAATTGATGGGGCTTCTGCAAAGGAAAACACCCTATCAAATATGCTACGTTGCTTTACTCCAAACTCTTTCTCAATCGCATCCTGTGCTCGACCCGGCATAAAGTCATAGGCACCAGCGATCCCCATAGCCCTAAGTTCTCTTGTGAGCGGGTCGTTTCCAAGTTCTTTTATAAAGTTTTTGATAACTTTGCCGGGGACACTAAACGGGTTTTTAACACCGGAGTTGGTCGTAGCCCGATAAGCGTCTTGGAAAACCTGACTTAAAGCAAACTGCGGGGTAGCCGTAGTAGCCTTACGCAATACGTTTGCCAACCCTGCAAAAGCGTTTAAGAGCGGCCCAGTAGAACTTTCCAGACCCTTGAAAGCATATACGTCTAGGATGTCATCAAATTCGTATGCTTCAGGCTTGCCATCTCGATAAATAAAAATAACATTATTAGGGTTAACACCGGGGGCCTGTGGGTTTGGTATTTTCTTAGCCCCAAGATTGTTATTTACAAAAGCATCTACTATCTTAAGACCAGCGTGGTTACGAATGGCGCTGTTACCCATCCAAAACGACAGGCCAACCATATTGTCAAAAATGTTGTTGATGGGGTCTACCCCACCTTTTAGTTGCTTCATGGTGCCAAGGTTGACTAGACCTTTCATGTACATCTTAGGGCTATTCTGGATAGCCTCTTCAAAGTCCTTGATACGGTTCCAAGGCACGTAATCAATAACATCTTTCCACTGCTGTGCTTGTTGTTTACTTAACCGATCACCCTCTACCATAGCGTCGATTAAGCCATTCTTAAATTCCGTAAACTCTTTAAAAGCGGCGTTTAATTCAGGGAATTGGTTAAACGCATCCATACCCGCTTTGATTTGCGCAGGGCTTGGCAACAATGCTGGGTCTACCGGGGAGTTAGGATCATTCCTTAAGGAGTTAGCACGACGTGCAATGAAAGCGTCGTTAGCCAGTTTGAACGCTAGATCTACATCCCCAAGTTTGACGCCTAGTCCTTTAATCGTATCCATTACACCCTGAAGCGACGCAGGGCCATCTTTGGCAAGCCATCCTATGTCCTTATCAAGAACCAACTTACCACGCTTCATGGCTTCTACAGTCATAACATCTGCGTGCTCGGCAGACAGGGCAAAGAAGTCAGGCCGAGTTTCTCCAAGGGCGTTTCTTATAGCCCCATTCCATGCTTTCTGTAACTTATCTTCTATACTTGCACCCTTAGAAGCAACTTCTACCCTTAGTCTACGCACTGCTCGTTCACGCAAACTTGGGTCAAAGAAGAACGCACCAACTTTCTGCATGGTGCTCATCTGCGGTTGCTTTGGCTGGGCGTTGCTAATATTGCCCATAGACTGGATTACAGCCTGTGCCTGTTGTCCTGCGGGTGTAAGTACAGGGGTTACACGGCGGTATCTAATATCTCCAGAGGCACGGTCAAACGTCCCCTCAAGATTACCTGTAGCAGACTTTACCTGCTCAGATTTGTAGATTCCAAGGTTTTTACGCCCACCCTCAGACACATAGAACCCATCATGCCCAAGTTCTTTAATGGCTTCTTGGAATGGCTTTTGTTCAATAACACCCCAATTACCATTTGAAGCGTTTCCGTAAATAATGTCCGTAAGACTTAAATTATCTGAAGTCGCTAAATCGTTAACTTCTGCTTTGGTTAAATATTTTGTGAATACTAAACTTTTATTAGATTTGGGGTCGAGATAGCCTTGATCTAATAATTTCTGAATAATTGCGCGTACCTGTTTATCATTCTGATAGTCGAACGGATTTTCTGCCCGAACATACAAGGGCATGATGTTTTCCCCTGTGGGGTTCAACTCTCTAATAGCATCGCTGTATTGTTCAGGTAAATAATCAAACAAGTCTATAGTACTTAGTTTCTTAAAGTCTTCTTTAGTGGTTGGGCCATACGTGTCCCCATCTTTTGCTAATGCGGTAAACACCCCATCCCGTTCAGCAATTTCAAGTATCCGGTTAGTAAAAACATTCATCTGCTCAGGGGTCATTTTCCCCACAATCTCGTTTTCTATAAACTCGCGAGATGAAGTGCTAAAATCTTCAGCAAATTTGGGGTCAGAGGTTAAGAATATAGCGTTCGCTTGTTTGGGGATAAATTCTGAAATATCCCTAGCCGTGCCGTGGAACATCAAAATGGGGCGTCCCGTCTCATCAACGGCTTTACTGTCGCCAAACCATTTCCAGAAATTACGAACCCCTTCTAAAGTAGGAGCAATCGGACGCCCACGAGAGTCATAAACAGAACGGCTAATCCCACCAATTTCTACAGTGGTTCCGTCAAACGGACTACCATCATCTCTGTAGACTATATTCTTTGAAGCCTTACCTACACCCCGGGTGCCTTTACCTTCTATTACATAGTCACGGAAAGAATCAAGAAGGTCGGTAACTTCTTTATCACGCAGAGTCTTAACACCAATAAACTGTAAGAAGTTACGGATAAGTTTCTTTAACTGATGTAAAGCGTATCCTTTCAAGGTATCGGATTTTACATACCGTGATTCAACGGCTTCAGCCAGCACCTCTTCAACAGCCACACTTAAATCCATGCCTTCAGCCATCTTCATATTGGCTTTGGCGCGTACCTGATGATTGGTGTTATACAGACGATGCATTACCTTACGGTATTCAGCACCTAATATGGCTTGTAGACCGTAATGCCCAATAGACTCATGCACTATGGTTAGAGCAACCTGATGCGGGTTTTTTATGTTGTCTGCAATCAAGTAGACCGTTTCATCGTTAGGATTAAATGCGCCCGGAACATCCCCAGCACGATCTCTTAACAATTGGGCTTGCATATTTGGTGGCAAACCATCTACGCTTTGCACTACAACAATTGGTGGTGCGTTTTTCCAATTTTTAGTAAATCCGGCTACAAACTTATCTACAGCGGCTTTGGTACTCTTGGCACCCTTTTCAGCCTTACGATAGCGAACTTTGCGGCCTGATAGTAAATCTTGAATTCCAGCAGTATTCTGGAATATTTGCTCTTCAACACGCTTCTTAACTTCTTCATCTTTCTTACGCTCTTCAGCACGCTGTTTACGTAACTGTTCGTTTTGTTTGCTGAGTGCTTCTTCTTCTAGGCGTTTTTGTTCGGCCTTAGACTCCCGTTTAGCCCGTAAGGCTTCGTTATACCGGGAAAGGTACATAGCACCTGCTGTATTTAAAGTGCGCTGTTGTTGTATTTCTCGATCTACAAATTCTTTGTGTTTGCCACTAAGAGCGTTGTATGACATTTTAGCCATACGGTTTACTTTTTTCTCAAAAGCGAATTCTGCGGCAATCTGTTTAAGCGCCCCCTCAACGGAGCCTGCTTTTTCAACATATTGCTTTAAGTATGTATTGGCTTCATCAATCTCGTTTTGAGGCGCTGGGCGTTTGCGAGTTACTTTCTTATCACTAGCCACTGGCAAGTTTTGAGCGGGGGCCTGTTCCTCACCAAACAATTCGGTTTGGAGTTCATCCTGTAGAGCGGATTGTTCTTCGTCTGTTAAGGCGTTTGCATCTAGTGCAGGTTGTGTAGTTGCCGCTCCAACATCAGCAGGTCTAGGAGTTTCGCCAGCGTTTGCCATTGATCCACTGTCAGGTGTTTTAACTCCTTTGGCGGCTCTGCTGCGTTGTTTGTCAGAAACAGAAACGCTCGGCTCAGTTGCTCCGGCGACAGGTTGTCCAGTGAGTTCATCTTTTGCCTTCCTAAAGCCCAGTCCAGTAAGAAAGTCTTCAACTCCTTTGGCTACCCTCGGGCTTCGGTTGGGGTCGCTACCAAACTCATCTAGCACTTCTTTTACTGTTTGTGCTTGAGCAGGGTCATCTAAATTCTTACCAAGAATCTGTTCTCTTATTTTCTTATTAGATGGGCCTATGCCCATTGCTTTAAGATCTTCTTCTTTAACAGTACGGCCTTCAGCAACTGGTATCGCTTCTTCTGTAACTTCCTCTTCAACAGCGCCAGTACGCATAGCCTCTGGTCTAACAGGAAGTTGGCCCTTAACACGACGTTTACCAAACAACTCTTGCTGCTTGGCTGCGGCACCAAACCCCTGCATAGCGATGCTTTCAACACCAGACTTGGTAGACTCGCTTATGTTAGGGTTAGCCCGTACACGATTAAGAATCTGCCCAACAGCGACTTGATCTTCTGGGTCAGTTAAATCTTTACCCTCAAGTTCTTTATAGAAAGAGGAACGCTTACTTAAACCGGTCTGGTCTAAAACATCAGATGTAAGCACGGTGGGGAACTGCGCTTCAAATTCAGGGCCAGCCAACTCAGTAGAAACGCCCGGATCAGGTTCGTTATAGCGTTGCCTAAACCGTTTGGATATTTCTTCCCGCTCCAAATCACCTTGGAACATATCCATTTGTCGGAGTTCGGGGGGCAAAGCACTTTGTTCTGCATACCGTTGGGCAAGTTCTTGCTCGGAATTAAGTGCAACCGTACCGTCAGGGAACACCGTTGGTACACCTGCTAGGGGGCTATAGCCCAAAGCCAGAGGTTTTTCAGTAGTGCCTTCTGTTTTCTCTTGCTCTAACAACTTATCACGGGTAGCCGACGCTTTGCGTCCTAGCACCATATTCATCACTACTTCAGCAATCGCACCAGCCCCCGCACCGTAGGCGGCTTGCTCTCCTAACCCTTCAAGTAACTCTTGGTCAGGTTTATAGATACCTTGAGCAATAAAGTTTTGCCCTAACCCCTGTGCAAATTCTTGTAGCCCTTCAACACCTGCGGTAGTAAGAACATCCTTACCCCGCTTTATTATGTCTGATTGGAGTGCTTTGGGTAACTTAGTAACTACATCCTCGGCAGGCTCAAGGAAGCGCAACAAACGGGCGGTGGGGAGTGCTTCTAGTGCACCGGGCAGTACCCCAAAAAGTGTAGCCCTAGACTTTTCTTCTGGTGTGGCTTCTTCGGCTTCTGCTCTTTGACGGGCTTCACCTGCACCAGCAGCGGCACCTATACCACCACCAACCACCGTACCAGCGGTACGAGCGCCCACACCAGCCGCACTTAAGGCTTTACCTGCAACGCCACCGGGGATAAGAAACGATCCAATAGAACCTACGGCTTGACCTAAATTGCGCCCAACCGTGTCTTCATAACCCAAGGCGGCTTCAGGAGTTAGCCCCTCTACAATCTTGCGGGTACGACCAACAACAGCCTGTTCTGCTTCTTCGGGTAGTAGAGCGGCGGCACCTTCAACGGCAGTTCCAAGAGTTCCAACAAAACCAGCGGGGATGCCTTTTACAAACTCTTTGGCTTGACCAAAAACCGTAGGGCCTTCTAAAAGTTCTTTAAACTGTTTACCAGAAACACCCTCATAGGCCAGATAACGAAGCAGATCTTCATTAGGCGCACCCGCGTCCGCCATCTTGCGGACATTGGAAATAATCTGCTCGGAACGTGTCGCCATACTTATCTTGTAGGTGCGAGACCGGGATATTGAGTTAATAAATCCTTAATATCTATTGTTGTTTGCCCCGGTTTTACCCTTTTCAAAATTTCTGCCATTTGTGTTCTCTGGGGATCACGTGCTTCGCCCCGCATTTCAGCAATCTCACGTGCTGCTTTGTCAAACGAAATACCTTTAGCCTTAGCATACCTATCAATTACCTCAGCCTCCGCACCCATTCGACCAGCCTGAGCAATTTGTGCGGCTGCGGTCTTCTCCCTTAGTGCAAAGTCTCTAGCATCTTTCTCAAGCGAAATCGCGGTTGCCATGTCACCACGACGACGCGCATCGGCGGCTTGCTCCATTCTGGCTTCACTATCAAGAATACCTTTTTCACCTTCACGGATCTTATCCATTGCCTTACTGTATTGCTCAATTGCAGGCATAGCGCCTTGAAGGTTTTGTAAAGCGTATCTGGATTTACCACCAGCGATACCAAGACCCGCACTTACTAAACCAAGGGCACCGGCCTTGTCCAAATCTTTATTAAGTTTTTCTTTGTACTTATCCAGAGCCTCCCGAGCCTTAGCATCTGGTGCATCAGAAACGCCAAATTTAGTCTTTAAACTCTTTAGATATTCAGCATAGTCGGTAGGTGCGGCAGCGGCTTTAGATGCGCCACGTCCTTCCCCCCTACTTTCTTTTTCACCTTGGCCCCTAGCAGTGGCAGTGGCGGCTGCGGCAGTAGGTTTATCAACCTCATCTTTTGCTTTAGATGGGGCTTTAGGCAAGTCATACCCCGTGTACCCACCAAACAAAGGAGCACCACGAGAACCAAGTCCTCTGGGTTCTTGCCCTGCTAATCTATCTGGAACCTTACCGGAACGGTAGTACTCTTGAAGTTCTGGAAGTGTAAGTTCTTTTGTAAACATCTCATACTGAGAAGGGGTGCGTTCTCTAGCATATGGGTCTCCCATATCAGGCGCACTAAATATAGGATCAACAAACCCTTCATTTTGGAAAGCCACAATCCCACCACCTGCATACTCATCAGGGAACATATCTTCATTTACAGGTAACGCAGCCAGCCCACCCTCAGCCAGAGTTCTAGTTCCTGTAGGAACCGCAGCCATTTGAGTATTTGCTTGGGGTGTGGCACCAAGACCAGCCATTTGCGTAGCCGGAGCCATAACATCTTGGGCTACAGTAGTACTAGGCTGTTGCTCTTGGACTGCGGCACCGCGCATCCGGTCAATAAACATCCCAGCCATAACGGCAACAGTTGGGTTAACCAACCCCATTTGAGCGGCTTGACCAATCTTGCGCTTGTCCCCACCGTATTTAGCGGCGACCTTTTCGGCTGATAGCAAGTCAAAGTTATCCATGTCGTCCATCTTTATCTCACTTCAGAAGGTTATATACGCCAAGACCAGCCAAACCCAAACCACCGATCTGTGATGCTACGGATGGAGGCGGCTCATAAACAGTCTTACCTCCAGTAGCCGCAAGGTTTGCGCTACCACGCAGAATGTCAGACATAAAGCCAAGTTGCTTGTACGGATACTGTTGTTGCTGTAAGAAGTCCTGATACTGGAGGTCAAGGGCTTTCTGTTGCTCGGCCTGACCCATTGCACCAAAGGCTTCTTGCGCTTTAGCCAAGTCAATACCAGCCTGTTGCTGCCCAATACCCAACTGACCCAATGTAGCACCTGCTTGGGTGGCGGCTTGAGCGCCTTGTATACCAGCCGTAGTGCCAAACTGCATACCACGCATTGCATCTTCGTAGGCTTTCTGGGCGCCTGTTGCCTGAATGTTTGCCAGATTTTGTTGTAGGTTGCGCTCACGTTCAGTACCAGCAAGAAGTTGACGTGCACCTCCATATGTACCTTGACGAGCCGCCCCTAAATTCTGAGCCAACTGCCCTTTCTGAGCATCACGGATGGCTTCTTGTTTTTGCAGGTCAACCACGTTCTGCATATAAGGGGACATAAAGGCTTGCTGCGCACCGGGGTCGGTAGCCATTTGCATATACTGTTGCCCTGCGCCAAGAGCATTTAAACCACCAGCGGCGGCTAACCCAGTACCAGCAGCAAATTGACCGGGTTGTTGCATACCAGCCACGTTTTGCCGAACGGCTTGTTGCTCTGGGGTGGCAGTAGCCATACGCTGCCCACCATAAGTTTGATACGGACTTTCAGTAATAGCCTCGGCTTTACCAAGCATCTTCTCCGCATATGGTTTAGCGTATTCAGGTATCGTCGTTTGCGACGTACTGGTTGGTGCTGGTGGCGCTGATGGTGAACACATAATTTGTTACCTCAAAAAGTTACAGTCATTGCATGGGCTGTATGCTGGTACCCCATACGAGATAAAAGTTTTGATACTCTCAAATCTGTTGCTGTCGTAATGTTTAATCTTTTAACACCACGTTTCTCTAATTCTTCATGGACTGCTTTAATTAACTTTCGCCCCCAACCTGTTCGATGCTCTTTTAGAACAAAAACGGTATCTTCTTGGGCTATTAGGTCTTGGTTATGCATATCATTCGTTACGTAAACATTGCTATAGCCAACCGCCTTACCATCTAGCCGTAAAACAAAAGTCAATAACCACCCACCATCACTAGCCCTTATGTACTCGTCAAGTCTTGGGTTATAGGGAGAGTAACTTACCCCCTGTTCTGCCAACCGCTCAACCATCTCTGAGTAATGCTGCCTATATAAAGGCTCTAATTCTGAATACGTTTCTTTAAATTTCTCTAATCTTATCTCGTAGTTCATGCGGGCATATATTTTTGTGCGTTGACTTCAGGTGCTTGTCTTGTGCGCCCTGTCCTTGCTTTTCTAATTTTATCCATCATCGCATACAACTTCTTAGCGCCAGCCTTACTTGACCCATTACCAAGATGGGATACCACATCTGCTGGAACTACAAACTCACCATCAGCCAGTCGAGCCTCCTGCACCCCACCAATACGCGCCTTGATTGAGTCACTCATACCGTCGCCACCACCTGATAAAAACCGTGGAGGTAGGCCACCTTTGGCAAAGTTTTGCTCGATAGCGGCTTCCATAGACTGATTACGGCGGCTATCAGCAAATGCATAGTAGGGGTCACCCTTAAGAGACCTAGATTTGCGTTTCTTTACAGAGCCACCCTCCTCGTACTCATCCCGACCATACTCGTCATCGTAGGTTTGCCCGTTGAGGGCGGCTAGACCACCTTGAGCGGCCTCGTAGATAGGCCGTGGGCTGAATGCATAACGTACCTGCTCCCGTTCCCTTGTGTCTTGCGGGGTGTACTGAGGCGTGCCCGATGGGTTAGTAATGTCTAAATCGTAGCCACGGATGTGGGATTTTGATGGCTCGGGGCCTTTTGGAGGTTCTGCTGCCGCCGAAGCCAAAGGCACACCTGCGGCTATAGTTGTACCGTATGGAAGAGCCGCACCAAACCTAGCCCGAGCAGCGGCACCTTCTGCTCCCGGTTGGATCATGGCTTTAGTGCCGCCAGTAATTGCGTCTATACCTGTAGCCTGCACTGGGGGTGGAGGTGGTAACTGAGCATAAGTCGTATCTTTAGCCACACTTCCAAGTGCTTGACCGCCGCTACCGGGTACCGACCCAGTAACGGGTGTTTTAATCAAAGACTTACCTGCGGGGTCGTATGTATAACCGGCTTTTGCAATTCCTTCATCAACAAAACGACCACTGGCTACGTCTGGGGGCATTGCATCTGGTGTCATTTTAATTAAAGACTTACCTGCGGGGTCGTATGTATAACCGGCTTTTGCAATTCCCTCGTCAACAAAACGACCACTGGCTACGTCTGGGGGCATTACATTTGGTGCCATACCGGGTGTGGGGGTATAAGCCCCTGCGGACACTGATGCCCCTTCAGAACCTATCCCTAAAGGTGTTGTTGGTGGTGACCCGTAAGTAGTTAGCAAGTCTGGGTTATAAGGTGGATTTGCAGAAATTAAATTCTCAGGTGTTCCAGCCGCAGCCTGTAGGCCTTCACCTAAACCAGCGCCACCATAAGCCCCTAGACCCGCCATCAAGCCCTTCTTAAGGCTTCCTGTAGCCACACCTGTCAAGGCACCTACAGTTAGGCCAGCCTGAAGCGCGGACATCATTTGAAACCCTGCTGGGCCAAGAGCAAAGCCAGCCACCATTGGGAGAATGGCGCTTAAGAACCCTGCCTCTGGCAGTCCAGTTTGGGGGTTAATAGTGAGCGAGCCACCTTGGGACATAGCCAAAGCCTGAAGTCCTTTGACCTCACCGGGAGTCATGTGAACAAGCATCGTGTCCTGACCACGGCCTTTACTTTGTGCTTGTTGCGCTGCGGCAATACCGCCTTGGGAGTATTTATTCATAAGAGCCGATAAAAATTTGTCTAAATCTTCTTGGGTGGGGTTTTCATTTATGTTGTGTCCTTTTACTAACGCCCCTAAACCCGACCCAAAATTAGTCATTCCAGAAGCCCCAGAAACCCCAGAAGCCATACCCGGGCCTGAAATTTGAGTGTATGTTTGATTTTCAGGATTGTAAGTATATTGATACCTACCCGAAATTTCTCCACCTTCTTTTAAACCCATCATACTGCCTACGTTAACGGCGGTATTTACTGCCGATGCACCCCTACCCATAGCAGGAGCAGCAACATCCATAGGACTAACTGGAACGTTTCCAAATGGGGTTTGAACTGTCGCAAAAGGACTAAACATACCAAATCCTTTTGAAATGTCTGTATTAAAAGGGTTCTGAAAACTAATCCCAAACCCCGGTGTTGCTTGTGACGGCCCCGGAAACCCTGCAACCTGACCGCTCATGACCGCAGCCATTTCGGCATTCTTAGAGTCTTCTTCTGCGTTAGCGATTGCTTCTGCGGCTATAGCGTTTGCTTGCGCTCCTAAAGCGGCGGCGGTATTTGCGGCGTTCTCTGCTTCAGCCTCGTCGGCTTCGGCGGCTATCTGTGCCCCCAGAGTGGCTTCTGCGGCAGCGACATCTTGACCAAAATCAACTGCGTTATCTACGGCTTGAGCGGCGGCTTGAGCAGCAGCACCGGGATCAGTACCACCCCCACCTCCAACACCGGGGTCGCTACTACCGGGGCCGGGATCATTACCACCCCCAAATGCTGCACCAGCGCCACCTTCAGCACTAGAATCGGCTCCACCTGTACCGGTATCACCACCTTCTTCGTAATACCTAACTCCGCCACCTCTACGATACTGGTTGGCTAAAGCCGCTAAACCACCACCAGCCATACCGGGCATGGTGGGAGCGAATCCGTATTGGGGTTGGCCTATGGTGGGATATTGCATGATGTGATTATCCTGAATTTGTCAAGTGAAGTCTATGGGGCTATGGTAACTGTGACTGTCCCTACAGAACCGGAAGCGGATACCGAAGAAAGGCGTACTACAGTCTTATATAGGAGTGAGGAAACAAACGTGATTGACCCTATAACCGAAGGGATGGCAGGTCTGACAAAGGGCGAGACTTGGGGGCCGTCGTGGTAAATATAAACACCATTAGTTGGGGTGGTGGGGTTGCCAGCCAAATCTGTAGCCCAATACAACTCAATCTCATCTCCAGCGATAGCAGTAAAAGTAGCCTCGGAATACCCGCAAATATAGCCTTCTTCCCCCGGACTAGCACTTTTACGGGCTGGGATGGTAAAGATTGTGGTTGAGTTGTCTACGTCTATATTATTGGCTTTAAGCCAAACCGTGGCGTAATGAATAGCGTTTGCCGTATTGATAAACTGAAGGCTAAAAGTAATTTTATAAACCCCGTCATAGGTAGCCGTTGCCGATCCGGGAGGATTAAGTGTCCATCCATACTCAGAGTCAAGCGTATTAAATTTAACCTGAGTGGCGGTGTTATTACCTGTAGCAATCTGGTCTGTTGAGTCAGATGCGGCAATATGAGGAAAGACTAAGTTTTGACCATACCCAACAAAATCCCCACCATAAAAGTTATCAGCACGGTACGAGTTGGCTTGGTTGGGGGTAAGAGAGTCTAGTTGGTTAAAGTAGAGGCGAAGTATACGAATCAGATCCGTGTGGTATCTCTGGTCGTATTCAACAGGCGGTACCGGTAATGCTGGCGCCTGAAACTTCTCAAGTGCCATTAGCGTTTACCATCCACACGAGCATCTAGTCTAGGCACACCTAATTGCCAGTTAACCCCTAAATCCTCTGAACTAATCTTTAATGCCATCTGACGGGCGCGGGCACGAATAAACACCTGCTCCGTATAAACATCCACCGCAGTCTCGATTACCGGCTTAGAGTCCGTTGTACCTACAGGTTGAAAGCCTGACCCGGGAAAGTTGCGGGGGCGAATCTGTAGTGTTATCTCTGGTTGTGCGGCAGTAGACTTAGCAAAGTTAATATCAGGCAACATACGACGAGTCAGCATAAACTGCTCACCATCAGCAATATCAAAGTCGGACGACTGAATGTAGGCCGTTATAGGAGCGCCATCGTCATCTAAACCATTTTCTTGATCATAGAGAACCCCAGTGCTAGTCCCACCGGGTGTATTGACTGCCATAGGATATTCACGCAGAGGGCTATCTAACCAAGCAGTGCGGTCAATATTTCCGTAATACCAGATACGCTCAAGGTAGTTATAGATTACATAACGGTTGGGGTATGAAGAATTAGAACTTGGGTATATCCACCAAACTTCGTTCCAACCCTCGTTCGTGCCAGAAATAATAGTGTCGGCCTGACCGTAGTTAATATCCTGATAAACAAACTGCCGCAGGGTGCAAGGGAGCGTTTCGACACGCCCTGAATAGACATAGAACTTATCGTGCCCCATCCAATAAGTGACGTTATTTACGGTTACAGTAGCCCGTGGACTAAGGATAGAGATGTTATCCGCTAGTTCTTGTAGGCCAAATACGTCTGTAGTTCCAAGGTATTGGAAAGAATAAAGGTGCGACTCTGTCCACACCAAGATCTCCTGCCTTGTTGGTAGGGCACGGACAATTCTTGAACCCCTAGAAACCCTTATAAATCCCGCAGAGTTGGTAGGCGTCGGAGTCCATTGGCTCGGATTATCCTGATCAGCCCACCTAATAAGAAGGGGGTCAAAAGTAGCCACATTAGTAGAACCAAAAGGCACACTCCCAAAAGCGAGAAGATGCTTGTCGTTTTGCGATACAAGAACCTGCATAACCTTGGTTGGTACTGCATTTGCGCTGTATCCATCTGCGGTAGCCTTTTCTGAAAGAAGGATGGCGTTAGTTTCAAGTGCCGTTCCCGGGTTAGGTGAAGAACCTCTTGCCCAATAATAAACAGCGCCATCTCGTATATTGGCAACTAAATCATTATCAAAGTTGTCATACCACCAATCAGTGCCGCTTAAAGCAACCGGTATTGTGCCACCAAGGCCCCACTCAAGGCGACCCCAAGTGTCCGTGCCCCAGCCATAACCAAACGTACCACCGGGAGTACCAACGGCTATTTGATACTTACCAATTGTTGCAGAGCCACCGTTACCAGAATCAGATGCATTAGCCGTTACTGGAACTTCTATGGTGTAGGCGTTGGCATTAATTACGGTGGCAATCTCAAAGCCTTGGTTGATATTTAAAATCGCAGCAGTAATGTTTCCACCCAATGAAGCAGCGCCAGTAAACTGAACATAATTACCTACTTGCGCTGGGTTGCTGGTATCTGAAACTGTTACGGTAGAAGATCCGTTAACAGCAGCAAACGTTACGTCCCCAGCAGTAGTTGTGGCTTGAAGAGGGGTGATGTCATAAAAGTATCCACCTGCCTCTAAATACAACTTTAAATTTGTCCCAACGGCTAATAGGTTGTCCCCATAAGTTGTTACATAGTTAAATAGTTGTCGGCAAGTGCCAAGGAAGGTATTAGGCGTCTGCTTAAGCCAGCCACCAATCTTTTGGGGAAAACCCGAAAGGAAGCGAACTTTGTCGCACTCGTACCAGCCACCTTCGTTAGAGTAGTTGGTCTGATCCCGGTTTACCCCCGGTTTAAATCTAAGTGCTATAAATGGCATGATTAAAAATATGTTTTTAAACGAGGGATTGGATATTGATGCCCAATTGGACTATCAAAATTAATTTGCTTGACAAAAAATACCAAAGTCAATCGACTTTCTTCTAAACTTTCACCGTAAAAATTATTCCCGCCGTGAAACATATGCCCATCAAACATTACTAACCTGTTGTATTCAGATTCTACTGTTATTGATGGTTTAAATTGTTTGTTATTTTCTTCTTTAAAACTATCAAAATTTTTTATTGCTTCTATATTTTCATAACTTTTATTTTTATGTTCTTCATTTTTAAATTTAGCATCTATTGGATTTATTGGTCTATATATGGTAGTTCCAGAATTATTACTTTCTTTAGATAAATATATAACACCAGAAACCAAATTTAAATCTGAATGTATCCAACCGTTTTCATAAACAGAATCAACTGTTTGAAAAAATGCGTCTACACTCCAGTTCATATTTACACGCCGCAAATCATAAAACAACGACATAATTTTGCAGGTTAACGAATGATATAAATTAAAATTTAATTCATGCAAATGCTTTGAGCGTTTACCGGGCCACCTTGTATTTTCCCCAAAATTGTATTCTTGAGACAAAGCAAAATCTCTAACCGAATCTGGATAGTCAAAAAAATCGTCAACTACTGTAACTGGAAAGTGCACAGTTTTCATCAGGCAACAAGTCCTTTTAGATACACCGTTTTACCGTTCTGCTTAGTAGCCGTCAAGTTCTCTTTCTTGAGGTTAGCAGGGTCGTAGGAGACGTGCACCCACCCCGAATCTGGCACCCCGGGGGTGTAGAACTCAAGGATTAACTGGGTGTAGTCAAGGTTGTCCATAATCCACACGGCTAAGTCTGCGTTGGCAATACCGGGAATCTCGATGTCGCTTGCTTGTCCTTTACAATGGTCTGATGTGCGTGATCCCCCAACTTTGGCATTAACGTCTGGGCTGCGGTACCCGGAGTTGACCTTAACTCCGGTTTGGAAGTGGTCACGGATGGGCTGGAGTACCTTCTCACAGAGTGTTTTAAGATTAGCAATCTCAGTCTCCCCGGGTGTGTTGTCCATGTCATGCCGCAGTGCAGTATCAGACTTCACCATCTCGGCAAGAGAAAAATTATTTGTTAGTTGCATCTTTCTTTGCCTTCATGTCCATGATCTTCTCAAGGGTACGTCCTCCGAAGTAGAAGGACATAATTAGCATCCCCCACTGGCCCAAGAGTTCTACGTAGTTATTGTTAACCTCAATCTCCCAAGCGCTCATCATCCCAAAGACGGTGTAGGTCAGGAGAATAAAGATGAGGGTCATTGGGCGGATGTTCTTAGATAGCCAAGAGTCCGACTTCATGTCGGCTTCGGCACGTTTGGTCAGGTTGTCTTGTTCGTTTATGTCAGCCTGAATCTGGGCTAGTTCACCCTTTTGCTGCATCTCCATCAAAGCAATCTGGGCCTTGGCTTTGGCCTCTGGATCAGGCAAAACCTTGTCAAGAATCTTTCCCCCGACTTCTAACAATATACCAATAGGAATCATTTTTTACTCCTTGCAAGCATAGTTGCGGCAATGTTTAGCATGGCCTTTGTTTGCTCTAAGTCAGCCGGGGGTGTAGCCCAACCAACAGTAATCTGCCCTACAAACCTACTGGGTTCAGGAGGCACACTGATTCTGCACCCAAACCGCATACCCTTTTCGATGTACCACAGGCCAATCTCTGACTGCGCCGCCTTATACTCCCCGCAAGGTACGGTGCCAGCCATGAGCGACACTACGTCCTGATTGTTGGTTTGATTAGCCGTAAAGAGTCCTACGTCCAGCCCGTCATTAGTCTTGTCTCTACCTTCCTTGGTATACGCCCGATACTGCACCCGGGTTCCAAGCAGGGGGTTTACCTTAAACACTGCCACGGTAGTCGCACCCGTGGTTTTAAACAGATGGGCTACAGCGTCCTCAACCCGGTCTTCCACAATGTCCGGCAACTTCTGATGCTCTTTGTAGGTGCCTACGATCAGGTCTTTGTTGTCGTATAGCATCCAGCCACCGAAGGCCAGCACCGCCATCATGATCATGGCAAAGAGTTTAAACGGTGAGTCAACATACGCCAGCACCTTAGAGAGCGTGTCATTAGCGTTTAGTTTCTCAGCCATTACAGGTGACCCTTCATGATGTAATAAATAGTGACAACCAGAAACGCCAGCGTCACGCAAATAATCTGCAACTCACGTAACTTCTCTACATCCCTACCCAGTGCATCTTTATTCTTGGCATGACGGGCAATCATGTCCTCTTTAATCTTCTTGACCTTCTCAAACTCTTCCTCACCCTTGAACTGCCCAAACTGCTGGATCAGAAAGTCCTTTACTTCCAACTCCATGCGGCGTATCTGGTCTAGTCTGCGCCACTCCGCCATAGCGGTCATGATAGTTATCTCGCCTTCACTACTCTTGCGTACATTCTTAAAAGCATGACGGGCTTTTACCTCCGCCATCCCAAAGTTCTGAATCGACTCGACTGCTGAACTGACCTCTCTGCCCGACTCAATAGCAGATTTAATGCTCTTAGTTGCCGCCTTTGCGGTTCCAATAATCGGGTCTAAATCTGACAAGATCCATCCCTATCTATATTCAACCCAACCAGTAACTATATATTTAGTTTCTTTTAGTGGTGGATTACCTCTATGTGTATGAGTAAAGCCAGCAGGCCAAATAACTAAAGTACTTTGTTCTGGTTTTATCCGAAGCCCCTGATAAAGATATTCAGTTTCCCCACCTTCTTCAATATCATTTAGATAAAGAGTAAAAGCAAGTAGCCTACTTGCAGTGTTTCTATCGTCAGTTTCGGAGTGCCATACATGGTACCCACCACCGGGGACTGTCTTTTGGACTTTTAATTCATAAACTGTTTGACTAGCAAAGGTTTCTAATATTGAAAATCTAGATACATAATTAGAATAATATTTATTAAAAAATGGATTTATAAATTCAGCATATAAATTACCAGATGTTCCCAATCTTAGAGTGCTTTCAGTAAATGGAAATACAGTAATATCGTCCTTTGCATATTTTGGGACTTTGTCTATTTCTTGTCTAGTTAAACCAAGCCCTGACGCAACTGCCTGATCAAACCAATTTATAACTTGGTTGCAATACTCTTTAGGATAGGCGTTATGGTAAGAGACAATAAAATTGTCCATTACTGACCCCAAGTTTTAGCACCGGCTTTGGGTATGGATGTAGCCCAGACCGATACGGACTTTCTTAACTTCAAGGGTGCGCCACAATCGGAGCACGTATCAGCAGCCAACTCAGCCTCATCCAAGTCATACCCACAAGCGGCACAAACATGGACTTCTTCCGAGCGGCAGACTTTTACCCCGTCTACCTTATGCGCTTCAATTATTGTTTTCATTCTCTTAATCCTTATTTAAGTGGAGGGCCAGTAACCCATGCAACTAGACTATATCTTGTTCCTTTTTCCACTGGAGTTACTTCATGTAGCACAAAACTAGGGAACATAATTAATTTGCCTACATCTTTAGCCATTTCTTGAGGGTTAGAACTTGTATGTAATAACAAACTCCCGCCCTCATATGAATTTAATTCACTAAGTTGAACTGAAACAGAAATTTTTCTAATTACTCCATTGGACGTAGAATCAATGTGCTTTGTGTACATACCACTTCTATCGCCAAAATATTCAGTAAATTGTAAACCTTCTATAATTCCATACAAATCATAATTAAAAAATCTTTTATTTAACTCAACAATAATGTCTGTTAGTCTTTTATAAATCCACTCTGTATCATTGGAAGGAAACAACCAAGAAACATTTGAAATTCGTATATGCTCATCTACTATATTTTTACCATCAGAATTAACAAACCCCTTTTCTAAAACTTGTTTTTTACCAAGTTTTATTATTTTTTCGCACTCTTCTTTTGAAAAAGCGGTATCCCAAAAAGCCCACTGCGCTGTATTTTCATTTACAACAAAAGGCCAAGAAGTGTTTATTATCAAACTGCAACCCAACCTTTTGTGTTGTCAGAAATGTATAAATCATCATCCCATTCATACCCATTTCCAGTAACAGTTCCGTCTGGATTTAAAACAATTGGTGGCATAGGTATTGGGGGTAACCAAATACAAGTTGTTTCATCTAAAACCCAAGATTTAAACGGTTTTGGCGATACGAAAGCGTCTTTAGTAAAATCATACACACCGCCGATGACAGCGTAATTTTTACGAAAAGATTTACTTTGGTCTAAAGATGGCTGCCCCGTGTTTGGATCATAATGAACTCCCCCATATGTATTACGTGAAGTTCGTTTGCAAACTTTGTTTACTTGAGATCCGTAAAAAGTTTCCCAGTCTCCGTCTGTTTCTTCCAACCCGACAATAATACTGGTAACAATGTTTTGTTCATCTAGAAATGCATAGTGTGCCATTTAGATTAACTCCATGATACATTACCAGAGCCGCTGGTAATAGTTGTAATTTTGTCAGAGCCAGATGTGGTTGTGCTTAATGATAAACCTCCACCGGGATTAGAAATAGTAAACGTATTGGGATACCTAAGAATAACAACACCTGTTCCCGCTCCGGTATTTGCACCGCCGCCGCCACCTCTGTTAGCGGGGGCTGAACCTCCCTGTGCATTTGCACCGCCATCCACACCACTACCATTATTTCCACCACCGCCACCACCACCATAACCAAGACTAGATCCAGAAATAGATGATGTTAATCCAGCGCCCCCCGTTCCTCCTCCGTGATTTCCGGGGCCAGCCTGACCATTTCCAGTAGCGCCACCGCCGCCACCGCCATCCGGCCCATTACGTGCACCCCCGGGGTTGCCACTTCCACTGCGCCCACCCGTGGCTCTTGGTTCCCCAAAATTACCTGCACCATAACCACCTGTGGCGCTAAAATTACTAAAATTAGAAGCAGTTCCGTTACCACCTTGATTACTTCCACCGTTTCCGCCAGCACCGCCAATTGACACTGAATACGATGTGCCCGGTGTTATAGAAACCGTAGTATTTAAGACTTGTGAACCCCCACCACCGCCTCTATATGTTGTCCCCGGAATATCCCAACCGCCGCCACCGCCGCCACCAGAAACTAAATATGTCAATGTAAACGGGCCTGATTTACCATAAAAATCAGTAGGCATAACAATGGCACCAGAGGCTTTACCGGCAAGGCCACGGACAGCCGCATCATTTAAACTAATTTGTGTGGTAGCGCCAAGCCCTAACTCAAGAGCAATGGACTGACCAGACGTACTCCCGGCAAGACTAATCGGGCCTGAGTTATTAAGAGCCATTTTTTAGCCCTCCAATTTTTCTACTCGGGATTTAAGTTCGACAATAGCCGCAAAAGCAAGTGCGCTTAACTTTTCGTAATCCACAGCCAAAGACCCATCATCACGAGTTCTTACTGCTTGCGGGAATACGGTTTGTACGTCCTGAGCAATTACACCAAAGTCAGACTTACTCACAAAATACCCGTCCTCACCACCGTGTTCTGCGATATATGCATCAGTCCAATCAAAGGTTTTTCCACCAATAGCCGTAACCTTATTAAGAGCGTCTTCAATTGGTTTAATATTTTCTTTAAATTTACGGTCTGACGAATAAAACGCTGTGACGTTGTTAGTGGCTCTAATCTCACCAGATGTTCCAGAAGCCGCTGTAGCCACTCCTAAAGAATCAACTTGAACATCCCAACCCACAAAGTTTCCAGAAGCGTCTCTGGCTACAATTGTAGAAGCGCCGTTAGCACTAGATGCTGTAGTTCTTGCGTTATCTATAGTTCCAGACGATATGGAAGAAGCATTTAAAGAAGTTATATTTGCGCCAGAGAAAGTTGCTGTATTTGACCCGGTACCACCTGAAGCAACAGGGAGTGGGGTAGCAAGGGTTAGGTTACGTAAGTGAGTGATTGCATCTGTACAATCCACCCCGGTGTTATATACAAACATAGTCTTACCGGCGGGTACTGCAACCCCGGTTTGCCCTGTTACTTTGATTGTGATGGTATCGGCACAACCGTTGTTAACTATATATAACTTTTCAATTGCTGGCACAACAAGATCTTGAGCGCCACCGGAAGTACCCACCAGATTTAACCGGAGGTTACGTGCCGTTTGGGTTGCGTTTGTATTAGTTAAGGTTAAGGTAACTGTCCCACTAGCAAAAGTTACATCAGCCGAGCCAACAATCGCCTCTTCTAATGCTACCCCTAGATTGTCGTTGGTGACGTTACCCCATGTCCCCGAGTTTTCCCCGGTAGCCATAAGTTGAATTTTTAAATTACTGTACGTACTTGCCATTATTTACTCCTTAAATTAAGCCGCTATCGGCAACCAATTTGGTGTTTGTACATCATTAACAGGTATCCAGTTGGGGTTCTGATTAGGATTAATTTTACTCCAAATCAGCACTTTTCCAACACGACCTTGCCCTTGAACCCCCGTTACAACTACATCTTTAGAAATTCTTACTACAACACTACCTACTGAACCTGTTGCCTGCTGACCCGTGACCTGAACATTGGCACCACCACTTTCATCCGTTTCTCCAAGTTCTCCAGTGGCTTCAACCCCTGTTACCTGAACATTAGCCGCACCACTTTCGTCAGTTTCACCTAATTGCGTAGTCCCAACAATCCCTATTGGGTAAACATTTGCTTTGCCAACTACTACTACCTGACCAACTTCTCCAGAGGCTTCAACCCCTATTGGATATACATTTGCTTTAGCACTTACTGTTACAGAGCCGGTTTCTCCAACTCCTTCAACTCCTATTAGGAATACGTTAGCGGCGGTAGATACAAGATCTTGCCCAAGTTCTACTTCAGCCTGAACCCCTGCTGGCTCAACTTCACCCCCTGCGGCAACCCCTACAGGATCTAATAACGCAGAAGCATCTACACCTACAAGTGGTATAAAATTAATCGTCTTAGTAGTAACCTGCCCGAGTTCCGAAGTTCCTTCAACTCCAGTAACTTGAACATTGACGGCGCCACTCTCGTCAGTTTCACCTAACTCACCTACACCTTCAACTCCAATAACTTGAACATTAGCGCTAGTAACTACTGTAACAGGTGTTGCACCTCCAAGACCCCACCCAAATTCACCCCATGTATCTAGTCCCCATCCATTCATAGACCCTATTTCAGTAGAGCCTTCAACTCCTAAAACCGGTACATATTTAATTATCTGGGTATTAGCCTGTCCAAGTTCTGAAGTTCCCTCAACTCCAGTTACTAATACATTAGCAGCACCACTTTCATCAGTTTCACCTAACTGACTTATACCCTCAAGACCTACTAAATAAACATTTACCTTACCAACTATAGTTTCGGTTCCAATTTCACCCGTGGCTTCAACACCTACTGCATATATGTTTGCAGCAATTTGTAACGAAACAGAACCTACTTGACCGGTAGCAATTACGGGATCTACGTTTGTCCCACGGAAATCAGCGCCCCAAGCGCCACGACCCCACGGCCCAGACCCCCAGCCAATATAATTTACATCCGTACTTACTTTTAAAGAACCAACGTCACCAGAACCTTCAACTCCAGTAACGTAATAGGCAAATTCTTCGTCTTCTTCGCCTATTGCACCATCACCTTGTACTCCAGTTAGGTATACATTTGCTGCTAGAGCAACTGCAAGAACTCCAGTTTCTCCAACCCCTTCTACACCTGTAGGCTGAACATTAGCCCCAGCCGTAGCAACTACAGTCCCAACCTCACCTGTTGCTTCAACACCAAACACAGGTGCATTAGCGGCGGCAGAAACTAATTCTTGTCCAAGTTCTACTTCGGCTTGGAGTCCAGCAGGTTCTACCTCACCCCCAGCAGCCACTCCTACCGGATCGAGTAATGCAGAAGCATCTACTCCAGTAACGCTAACAAAAATATTGGCGTTACCTATACCCCAAGCGCCTTCACCCCAAGGGCCGATACCCCACCCAAGAAGTCTTGGAAGTTGACCTAACTCACCACTTGCTTGAACTCCAGTTAAACCTACTTCTACACCTACACTAACAAATTCATCCCCAGTTTCTCCAACTCCTTCAACGCCAACCGAAAATACATTAGCAACTTGGTTAAACGTAACTACACCAACTTCACCTAAACCTTCAACACCTGCCGGAAATGCATTAGCACCGGCGGTTACAGTTTCTTGACCAAGTGCTATTACCGCTTGCTCACCAGCAGGCTCAACTTCACCCCCAGCAGCAACACCCACAGGGTCAAATAACGCACTACCAACTACTCCAGTAACACTTACTAAAGCGTTTGGATTACCTACACCAAAGTCACCCTCCCCATAAGGCCCTATGCTCCAACCCGGCATGATTTGTCCTTTAGGGGAGGTTGATCACTTAAGCAATACGAATAATTGCGTTTGATGCGTCGTTAGTCGGGAAAATGATGGTGAAGTCACCGTCCGAAGCGGTTTTGTCAGCACCAAAGTCCAACACACAAACCGATGCATTGGTCAACGTGGTATTAGCATTGCTGTTTGCTGAAGGTGTGGTGTTATAAATCAGAGCGCCACGAGCAGTAAAGTTAGCGTTTACAAAAGTCTCATCAGAGAAGTCAGTAAAGCCTGTACCGGTGTTAGCGTTGATGTTGGTTGCCGTTACACCTGTGTTGGTCAAAGCCTGACCACCAGCAGAATAGTTAGTACCAGAAGTACCAACTTCGTTGGAAGCGGTATAAGCAGTTGTATTTGCATCCAGTGTTGCTGAGGATGTATACAGAGCCAGTTTAAAAACGTCTGCGCCAGTATCAGCCGACGGACGGAAATCGTGCACTCCAAGCAGAAGTTCTGCTTTAAACGAGGTGGTCATTGCTTGCGTAATAGCCATGTTAGGCTCCTTTATTCATCTAAAAGTTTAACAAACTCAGGATGTCCTGCTTTCCTGAACTTAACAGCCAATGTCGTATGGTGCGACTTAATGGCTTCCTTCATATAAAACACCAAAACCTGACGGATTTGATCTTTAAACACCTCTGCCTGATCTCGAATGGCAGGATGTGTTTGCGAACCTACAGAAATAATTTTATCCAAGGCCCGTTCAGCAACTTCTTCTGGCGTAAAACCACGACCAGAAGTTGTTAATACTTTGACGTTTGCGCCCCCTAAAAGGAAGGCTACTTCGCTCATTGTGCTCATCGGACTGAAACCCTTGCTTGAGTTGTACGGTATGTATCTTGACGGTCTTTGCCTTCGCCAAGTTGTTTCAACATGGCAAGTGCTTCATTATACCGGGCTACGTAGTTATCGTTAACATCTTTCTCACCCTTCATAAACGCATAGGCTTCTAGCAATGAGCCATAGAGAAGAGCGGAATCAAAGTTATTACCGAGCCAAGTTGTACTCGATGTAACAATAGACGCTGGATAAGCGTAGTAGAGCAACTCCATAGTGTAGTCCGCGTCTGGAGTCGGCCCTAAAATGAACGTATTCTCATCAAAAATAGCGTAATGAGTGGGGGCGCCTATAGTAGCAGGGGCGGGAAAAGACTCCCGAATGAACTCAACGTCTTTATTTAGCAGGTAATCGTAACTTCCATCAGCGTTAATTCGGGCCAATGAAAATGTGGAAAGCCAGTCTAAAGGTGTACTTAAAAACCTATTACCACTTGTGCAATTACCTGTTACGTTCTCCCGCATTACTGGGAGGTTGACGCTGTTATAGATCCTCTGCTCGGCCTGACGAATAAACGTGTCCACCTGATCTTTTGTGAGAAAAGATGTCGTCGTAGCAGTGGTAGTTGCGACCACCGTATCTGGGAAGTTATTCTCAGCGTAGGCTTGTATGGTCTGAAACAGCGTCGAGTAGTTCACAACTTACCCCATCTTTTTGCTATGGCCCGTACCTTTAGTCGCCGCCCCAGTACCACGAGTCTTCTGGGTTTGCGTGTTAGGTACATTATTTGGGTACCCGTTGTTATTGGGCACAATAGGTATTTGTTTGACTGGCTTATCCATATTAGATCCCCGTTTTACGAACCATTGACATGGCTTTTTTCTGGTTGGCAACTTTTGCCAGCCCCCGGCCTAATTGTTTCATCTGAAGATTGGTCTTGCCGCCCTTGGCTAGTTTCTTCACATTGGCGTCCGGGTGAGCCTTAGCGCCCTTCTTTTTCATGTGTGCCTTCAATGCTGCTTTCATATCCATGTTTTTGCTCCTAAGTAATTGTTACTGTTACGGTTCCTACTTCCCCGCCAGCCACTAGGTTATTCAGTAACCCGGATAACTGCAAGGGGTCATTCAAGCCAACAGGGTTCCACCCCCATTGTATCTGTCTACTACCGCCAGACGGCGTTCCAAAAGCGTCTACATCCTCATTCGGCAAGTTTAATGGGTTGGTCTGAATACCTGTAAGACCTGCCTGTATATAACTTTTATCGTTTCTCGGGTTCTGTAAAGCCTGTGGGTCATAAACCGGGTACATCCCTAACTGCAACTGCGGCTGATCTGGTTCCCAACAAGTTGGACAAACTAGCAAATTGATGTTTTTGGTCTTGATGACCAACTTTTTCAATTCTTTCAGTTTGTAACGAAATCCGCATCTATCGCACTCCGCTATTGCTTTTTTGCCAGAAGCAAACTTTGGGCCGGACATGGCTTACCTTAGTAGAAATACTGCCGTGGGGCCAACCTCAAAGACGCCTTTTCCCGATCCTCGCTCGACCCTAACGCCCACTGCTCTTCGTAGGACGCCTTCAGCATCTCAATCCTATTCATGGCGTCAGGTATCTTCAGGGACAGGTAGTAGGCCAATCCAGCCGCCATACAAGGGATCATACGGAAAGGGATGTCCTCGGTGTTAATACCGTTACCAGCGTCTTGGATACGGCGCAAACGCCAGTAAACAAAGGAATAAAAATTAGACTGGTCTGGGGCAGGCCACACACAGATATTGGGCAGGTTTCGCACCGTCACAATAGCCCCGGCGGTATGTGCAGTAGCCGTGCTGTTATCTACACCACGAACACAGTTTTGTAGGGTATTCCCTGATATTTCGTTATAACCAATGGTCTCGTTACCCAATTTGATGAACCCAACGTAGTTCAATCCATCCACAGAACTTAGGGTAATCGTGTTAGAAGTCGCGGTAATCGTAGTGGCTAGGGTCTTGGTTGTGACGTTCTCATACCCACTCTGACGGTCAATCCACACCTGAATGGGTCGGCCTTGGGCGTTCTTATTAGGGATCGTAGAGTAGGTGCTGCTAGAAATCCGGTTGATATTGATGTCCGACTGGTTAATACCGGTCTGGGTACGGATCACCATGTCCATCAAATCAATTGTGTCGCTGGGCAGGGCATAACAAATCTGTGCCTGATTTATGGGGATGGAACCCTGTTCGATAGTCCATAGGTTGATACCCCGATTAGCCCACTCAATCGTTAATAAGTTAAGGGAACGACGTGCAGTACGCATATCGTAGCCCGAGCGTAACTCGGCACCGCAACGCTCAAAAGCCTCTTCTACGAGGTTATTGAGGTCTAGGTTAAAGGTGGTCGTCCCGGTTGTGCTCATTTCATCTTCTTAAGTGTTTGCGCCAAACGGGCACGTTGGCCCAGTTTACCCGGGGCTTTAGCCGCCTTGGCTAATTTTTTAGCCGGGATCTTCTCGCCAGCCTTGACTCCCAAAGACTTCTTTAAGGCACCGGGCTTCTTGATAGCGGACTGAATCCACTTAGCGCTCCCACCCTTTTTGAACCCCTCAACTCCACGAGCCTTGAGGATGTCTTTTTTGGTCACTTCACCGTCACCGGTTAAATCAGGAAATTTACTAGCCATATCATCCTACCTTTCTATGCGGAGCAACTTTTTTAGCCACCCCTTTAGGCTGGGCGACGAACTGCTTTCCTGCGGCTTTTCCGGCTCGCTTGGCTTTGGTGGTCGCGGCGTACTCTTGCGGGGAGAGCGCTTTGATGGCGCTGCTTGGGAGGTATCTTTCCCCTGTAGCCTGCGATCCTTGCGTAGAAGGTTTGCCACTCTTAGTTCTCCACTTTTGTTGAGTCCACGCTTTCAGACTTTGCTGCGGCTTTTTCAAGTTCGACATCTCGTTCTCTCTGCCTAATCTTCCTAAAGTCTTGGGCTGTACTAATTAACCAGTCAAATACGTTCCCATCTATTGCGGAGTCGTACACCGGAAACCTAATCCTTGTACCCACCGCCTGCTTTCTTATACTGCATAGCCAGCATCTGAGCCTTGCGGGCACTCCATTGACCCGGAGCACCACCCTTGCCGCCAGCCTTAATCCGCTCAAATATAGACTTACGCATACCGGGTTTGGTGTAATTACCAGCCTCGTTTACCTTGGATTCACCGCCCTTGGCATACATCTTGACCTTGTTCGGATCATCCTTACGGGTGATCGTCTTGGCCTTCGGCATCTTAGAGGGGCTAATCGCCCCCATCCCACGGCTGGGTCTCATTTGGTCATGCCGCCCTTAGCAAGCAGTTTGCCCTTGGTTTTGCCTTTAATAGCAACACCGTCGGCCCGCTTAGAGGCGCTAGAAGCACCGCCGCCTGCTTTCATCTTGGACATAACACCGCCACCGGCCTTCATCTTAGACATCATGCCACCGCCAGCAGCCATCTTTTTCGTCATTCCGCCACCAGCCATCATCTTGGACTTCATCATTTCTTAGACTCCTTATACAGGTTGTTGAAAGTAACCTCTGGATCCATGTACGAATCATCCTGCTCTGCACAATGAATCCATTGGCTGGGTTTAAAATCAGGCGCTCCTTGCCCAGTAACCCAATACGCTGGGCTGGTAACTCGCACTCGATTATTCGGTAGCGCCACTATGTTTCCTGTCCATTTTCCTGCATCAGTCATTATAAGCACATGGCTTTGTTTATGCTGGGACGGGTCTTCTGAAACCTCACTCTCAGCATAATCAACCGTGAACAGATACCGCCCGGTGTGAAACTCGTTATTGATCTTACAAAGCCACGGAGAGGGTTGCGCCCGATCAATTTTAACAACCCCGTGGTTATACGAACTACAGTCCCAAGGCTGTGCCAGATGGGTTTGCATACGCTCAGGCCATTGCTCAAGCGGTATGTCCCCAACCAAAGCGGTAATCGGCATCCTTGCCCACATCGCACCGCCATGTACATTTGATTGACTGCCATCATCTGCTTCACACCCAGTAAATATGACTTGAAAACTAAGACACCTATCAGGAATGGTCGTTACTGCTACTGCTAATGCGTGTACATACTCCCCGTGATACCCCTGATGCCCATTTGTAAACTCTTTTCTAACCCAACATTTGAAATACGGAATGTTGCTTGTTAAATACATTAAACGATCCGGCCTTTCGTTTTACCTTTCATAGCAATACCGTCGGCACGCTTAGAGGCGGACGATACTTTGCCGCCCTTTTTATAAACTTCAATACCCATCTCACGAAGTCTTTGTTTTGTTTCTTCGTCTGGGGCGGTTCCACCAGTCATATCGACCCCAGAAGATTGCATACTAGAAAGTAGACTACCCATCGCTCCACTACCACCAGACGGCGCCGCGCCCGGTTCTGCTGTCATGGTTCCAGATTTACGTCCCATATCACACCATCCTTCCGCGAGTTTTACCTTTGGTTGCACACCCATCAGCACGTTTAGAAGCGGATGATGCTTTTACTCTACCGCCTTTTTTCATACCCTGAGCAGCGGCTTGTTCAGCAGCGGCTTGTTCTTCCATTCGGCGTTTTTCTTCGGCTTCCATTTTGTCTTGCTTCCTGCCTTCGTACTCTTTAACGGCAAGACGTGGCAAAACCCCAAAAGGGCCGTAATTAACAATATCTTTTAATTCCATCACACAATCCTTCCCTTAGTCTTACCCCGTTGAGCAATACCATCAGCCCGTTTAGAAGCCGAACCAACTACCCCACCAGAGCGTTTCTTTTCTGGTTCTTCTTTCTTCTCTTCCTTTTTGTCTTCCTTCTTATCTTCCTCTTTTGCAAAAGGCGAAGGTTGCTTTACAGGCTTGGGTATCAAAGTAGACAAAATGCTAAGAGCCTTAATAGGATCCACGCTACACCATCCGTCCACGGGTTTTGCCGCGAGCAGCAATCCCATCAGCACGCTTAGAAGCCGAACCAATCATGCCTCCTTTTTTCATACCCATTGCTTTACGTTTTTCTTCGGCTTGTGCTGTTTGAGTAGCACGTTTATAGGCTTGCCTATCTGAAAACGAACCTTCTGCTTTTGCAACAGAGCGATCACTTTTACGCATTGCGGCGGCAATTTTTGCATCATCGGCGGCTTCTTGAGCAGGAGTACGCATTGTGTCTCTACGTTTTAAACCACGTTCTGCGTTTAAGAAATCTCTAAGATTATCAAATCCAGATTTAGCCAACTCTTCTTTAGTAACAATTCTTTTTGCTGCTTTTGTTTCAACTTTTGCTTTTTTTGCCTCAGCAGCCTCTCTCAAGGGCTTGGCAATTTTTTCACCTTCGTACTCAACCGCCTCACGGTCAGCGGCTAACGTAAGATTTTTATAATCGTCGGTGTCTTCGTAGCCACCTTCTTGAAACCGTTTTATCTTCTTCATTTCTTACCTCGCTTCAATAAGTCGGTCAATTTTTTCTTCAAACTTGTTAAAACGCCCATCAATGTAGCGCTCAAGTTTTTCAATTTCTGCTTTAGTGACGTTTTCACGAGTCACCTCCAATTTAGTGTTGTTTAACAATTGTTCTAAAGTATTTAGTTTGCTAATCTTTTCACGAGCAACAAAACCTGCCACTGCTACTAGGGCAGATAGAACACCAGACCAAGAAAATAAAATCAACTGTTCCATGTCAGCACTTCCATGCCCGTAGGCTCTTATTAATACGGCTGTTTGGATCGTTAGCGGTTTTGGCGCTAGTTAACTTCTTTTTCATACCTGTCATGCGAGCACAGAATGATTTCTTACGTGAGCCGCCTTCGGGTTGCGGAGCCTTCAAGCCGGGCTTACCGGGGTTAGCAGCGTTGTACGATGCCCTCCCCTTAGCGTTTAGCCCACCTTTTGGGTTCTTGCCCTCTTTGCGTTGCCACGCAGGAGTCTTAGCCATTTGCAATCTTCTCGTCTTTAACAAGCCGTGGGTAGAAGGCTTCGTTTCCAAAGTCCCCTTCGTACTCTTGTACGCCCATATGGCCTAGTTTGATCGTTGGGTCTACCCAGACTTGGAATCCATCTGCACGGGCACGGTCACAAAATAGGTAGTCTTCACCTACGTAAGAGTTGTCTTTTACGGCAAAGTCAAAGATTGCCGATAGTGTGCGCTGGGTCTTGTCATCCCAGTAATTCCACTGAGGGTTGTCTTTGACCAACTTCTCAATGACTTCACGCTTAATCATCATAAAGGCAGTAGCCACACGTTTGGCGCGTACTAGCCCCATACCATTCATTGTGACGCCGTTCCCATCTTCATCTAGCGTAACAATGTAGGTCTTTTCTGTCTTACGGGCGCACGGGATACCAGCAGCAATATCAATGTTTGGTTCAGAAATCCATGCCATCAAACGGATAACGTCTTCTGGCTGAAAGTTAATGTCAGCATCAATAAACATCAACTCCGTTGCATCAGACTCTAGAAAGTCCTGAACCAAAAGGTTACGTGCCCGTGATACCACGGAACACCCACAAATACTTCCAATCGTAATTTCGATCCCATGCTGCGGAGCAATTTGAGCAAACCGCATTAGCGAGATGGCTTGTTTGAGTGAAACTTTGTGGTCGTAAGCAGGTATGCCAAAAAACACCTTGCGGCCTGCCAACGTGTAACCTTTTTGATTTTGCATTTGTTTGGTTATCCGAAGAAAAGTACCATTGAGGTTGTGTTAGTAACGGTACCATGTAGCGTACCGGTTTTGACTAGAATGCCTTCACCCGGTAATGGGATGATGGTGTATCCAGCCGTACCGCTTGCGGCGGTATTTACAGTAAGTACAACGTTGCCACCAGAACCACCTTCGCGAATAACGACAGAACCAGCACTTGAACCATTTACCGCGTATACGGTCTTGATACGAGTCCGATTAATATCGTTACCACCTTGATCTTGGAAATCTCCAGTAGTCGTTAGCGGCTGCGTTGCAAATACATCATATTGCATTGTTGCCATTTTGGTTCTCCGTTTCTGTGGTTTCTAACTTAGCAAGTTTGGATTTTAATTCTAAAATTTGCTTTGTTTGAACAGCCACTAGGCCCATAACATGATCTCGTTGGGATTCCAGAAGTCCAAGCATTGCCTGAACCTCTGGCTCTTTATGAGTCAGCATTAGACTTGAACTTGTTGCCAGAGACCTGCGGAGTCAGACACAAACAATAGCCCGTCAGTAGAATCAATACCTAAAGAACCTTTGCCTACACCTGATGCAGCACCGTCTGTAAAGTTACCAACTTTAATGACAACAGGGGCCGCTGCGCCGTCATTAGCCAAGCGGATTTCAGCAGTCTTGTAAGGAATGACGCCAGAAGGGCCGCCAGCATCAGCAACAGGATCTTGCATCTTCAAGTCAATACCATATTCAAAACCTGAACCACCGGTAGTTTGAGCCATCGCAACACCAAAAGCGCAACGAGCGGTAGTTAAACCAGAATCGCCATCCATGAATGCCATAACAGCGGCATCACCAGACAAAGTGTTGGTATTAATAGTGCCCATTACACCAGCCATCAGACCGTTGTTGTTATAGGTACCAATAACTGCGAACTCACCCACAGTACCAGCCATATGGTTGAACGTGGTGCTAGGAACGGTTGCAAATGGTGCGCCAGTTTGAACACGCCCAAATACAGAGAAAGCCTCGCCGGGAACTGTATAATCGCTTGAACCAAAACCTGTGGTTGGCATAACCCGAGCATAAAAGCCCGAAGCGGCGGTTCCTTCATCAACCGGAATTACGGTTCCTGAATTGATAGTAGTAGGAGTTAGCGGCTGTTGTGCGCTTGCGTCTCCACCCTGATAACCAGCCCGAACTGGGCCTGAAAAAGTAGTACGTGCCATGATAGACCTTTCGTGTAGTAGCACTTCCTCTTATCGTCTCTACTAAGTCTGCTAGGTCAGTCGATAAGAGTAAAAATCCTAGTAACTAAAGAATACAACAAAAGGGGGGTTTTGCAACCCCCCTCTCTCACAACATCAAGGCGATCCGGGTGAACCGAAGACGCCTAACGGATCCGAGAATCCGAACGAATAACGCTCACGGGACTTGTAACGGACGTTACCGGTATCGAAGTCACCGTCCATCGACTGAGCCATCGGAGTACGAACGAAGTGCTTCAGGCCGTTGGGAACGTCAGTACACAAGAACCAAGCATCTGGATCGGTCAGATAGTGGTTAACTGTGTAACCCTCTGGGATTGAACCATTGCTCTTCAGAGCGTTGATGTCGTTATCCGCCGTACCAACACGCAGTTCCGTCTCAAGGATGCGGGTTGCGATAAACATCAGCGACGGAGGAACAACCAACTTACGTGGCTTTGCAGCGATCAGCAGTCCACGCTCGTCCGTCCAAGCAGCGATCTGAATAACAGCAGCCTCAAGGGAGGTCTCAGACAGGTCGGCAGGAGTTGCGGGTTCGTTGCTGTTGACGCCACCAGAAACCAAGGGGTGCGTGGTACTAAACAAAGGCTGACCATCACCACCGGGGTAGTCTGTGTCAAAGCCGTTATTCAGGATCGCAGCAGCCTTAGTCTGCTTGGTGTAAGCCATAGCACGGGCTAAAGCCTTGGTGTACCGGCTGGACAGGGAGTCATAGAGGTTGTCCTCAATTGCCTCTTCTGTCAGCGAGAAGCCAAGAGCAATGGTTTCGTGGTTGTATCGAGCAGAAAACGCTTCCTGTGCATTGTCATAAGCGATGGCAGAACCTTCGTTTTTGACAGGAGCGGCTGAGAAGCCGGACAGTTTGGTTTCTTCTTCGAAGGAACGCTCAGAGGTTTCAGTTTCGAAAATCTCTTTATGCTCTTCGCCGTAACGAGCATACTCTC